CAGAAATGGTGACAACTTACGTTTTATGAGACATTGATTCGTTTACGCAGGTCACTGAAAATCAGTCAAATGTGGCAAACGAACCGTATAAACAATGTACCACACATCCAATCTGGATGTTTGCATAAGCGAAAATATCAATAAAGAAAATAGAGGAGTAATTAGAGGAGTAATAAATATGACCTTCAAACTTTCAAACACCGATATAGAATCTTGGACAGCTACCCAATTTTGGGAAACCGACCCATCGCAGAACGCACACGCAATATGCCGGATATGCATATACGTAGATTGGGAGGCAAAAACGGCAGAAATAGAGACCGTCATGAACACAAACAACACGCCAGGGAGGATATGGCATGGTCTCGCAAGCTGGTATAATCTTCCAGAAGACACCGATTTCTCACGATTCGGGGCATTCTTCGCTGAAGAAATTCAACCTCTCCTCCAAAAAATCGGGGACTGCTTCAGCTCAAAGTGGGACGGTTCAAACTGGAATGGACATTTCAGTGAGATATCCAACAACACCAAATGGGATCTCAACCAGCTCCTAGTGGGTCGGAATGTCCCACGGCATGACTATAGATATGCATTCTCGCTTGAGGATGAATTCGGCAGCGACCAGAACCTTGTCAACTATCTCGACTTGGATGACATCGACCTCCTCAGCGCAGACCTCAACAATGAGGAAACACTCACGAAAATCATCACAAGCATAGAAGAGGGTGACTGCGTCTTCCCAGGAATGACCAGGGCAGACTACAAAGCCGAACTCAAAGAAATTCAGGCGCGAATGCAGGAGTGATCAAATGATAAGAACAAGAGATCTAAAAAGACATCAAAAAGCACTTGAATCAGACAAAAAACGAGCATCAGAACTCAGGAAGGAAATCTGCGAAACACGAGATCAGATAGAAGAACTTGAGGAAAATCTCTTTTCTCTCGAATGCGAACTGGAGCCGACAGTCTCCAGGATATGCGCAGCAGAAAAACAGCAAGAGGCAGAAGACCAGACAATCTATGCCCGCAACAAACCACGACCAAAATCCGAAGCAAAGCTATCACTCTTCTAATACTACAGGAAGAAAGAACAACCCCATAGAGGGCGATCAAATTCTACGGAGGGTATGATAAATGATAAAAATCTTTTCGACATCGGTATGTCCAAAGTGTAATAGACTTAAAGTGTTACTAGCAAAACACGGAATCGAGTTTGAAAGCATCAACGTAGACGACGCAGCGGGACTAACAGAAATGTTTCTTCTCGGAATTGTCACGCGCGATGCTCCGGTGCTTGCTAACGGGAACACCGTGCTGTACACGAAAGACATGTTCGTTGGAGGAGTATTGGACGAAGAAAGGGTATTGCGGAGTTGCAATTTCGATGGAGCGTGAACGATGCAAACGACTACCGAATGCGAAAACTGCGGAAAAACGATGAAACTAATCGACGGAAAATTCAAAACATACTTCTATTGTACATGCTGCGGAAATTCTGAATTGCAACACTGAAAAGCATGGGCGTTTTTAAAAAAGAGAAACGTGAAGATTACTTCACTTTTTTGATTTTAATTTTGTTGTACGTTTTTCACGTGGGCCCCCGCCGAAGAAACTGTCCATGTCCCCTAAAGTATTTCGGATCGTTCGCTTCATTCTATACAAATCGCGATCGGTTTCAAGCACACTCTCTGCCTTCTTTCTCTTTGCTGTTTTTGTAAACGGCTTGCGTTTTGTTTGTCTGAATGTCGGTATACCACCGTCACGCGCCAACGTTTTGGAGTTCAAACCGCGTGGGATTCCTTTACGCACGGACGTTTTACTCGATATCGGTTTACTCGATGCGGTTTTACTAGATGTGGTTTTACTCGATATCGGTTTACTCGATGTGCTTTTCCGCGAGGTGGTTTTACTCGATGCGGTTTTACTGGATGTGCTTTTCCGCGATATGGCTTTACTCGATATCGGTTTACTCGATGCGGTTTTACTAGATGTGGTTTTACTCGATATCGGTTTACTCGATGCGGTTTTACTGGATGTGCTTTTCCGCGATATGGCTTTACTCGACATCGGTTTACTCGATGCGGTTTTACTAGATGTGGTTTTACTCGATATCGGTTTACTCGATGCGGTTTTACTAGATGTGGCTTTACTCGATGTGGTTTTACTAGATGTGCTTTTCCGCGAGGTGGTTTTACTCGATGCGGTTTTACTAGATGCGGTTTTACTAGATGTGGTTTTACTCGATATCGGTTTACTCGATGTGCTTTTCCGCGATGTGGTTTTACTCGATATCGGTTTACTAGATGCACGCTGCCGCTGCGCGCGTGATCGGACACCAATACTCAATGCCCCCCCACCTCCACCACCAGTCGCGGTGCCACCATCCGTCCCACTCGAGTCACCTGGCGTCGCGTTTCCGGAAGCTTGTCGCACAAAAGCAGTTTTTGACCGATTGGAGACGCCCTTCGAAATTGTCTTAGAGATATTCACCGGAGTGGACGAGAACATCAGCTCGAGATCTTTAGCCGTTCCACCTTTTAAAGCATTTCCGACATCAGCAACGGCTTTTGCGTCTCCAGCCACGAGTTCAGCTATCTCAGTTTTCGTTGGCAACTTGCCATTGTCTACTATATATTTTACAATGGGGGATTCTAAAATTTCAGGGTGCCGTTTTGCAGCAATTTGAGCATACTGCACCACTTCTTTTGATATTCCCACCCGTTTCGTGACCTCGTACGCCGTGCCGATTTCGATGAGGTCCCTGACATCTTTAACTCTGCCCCCATGCATGAGGTCTATCTTGCCGTCCTTGAGTGTCGTACCGCCTGCGAACTTCCTGGCAGACTGTTCCTGCAGCTTCATCATTTTCACAGAATCTGCTTTTATGGACTCCATACCCTTGAATCCAAACGCAATGCCTGATTCAGGTCTGTATCCAACTCCCTCTGCCGCCTCTATCGTGCCTTTAGCTGTTTTTTTATGTGAGAATACTTCAATGCCCTTTTCCCACTTATCATTCATCCTGAACTCGATTTTTGGTGCTGTTTTTTCCCCGGTTATTCTGTAATTCACCCCCTCTTTAAACCCATTCGCGGTTGCATTTTTTCTAAACATCGAGACGAACTTATCTACGGAGTTGACAGATATTTCAATGTCTTTTGGTGTCCGTGAAAAGTATCCATCCATCTGCAGTTTCTGTGGAACTGAACCATAAACTTGAATGTCCCTACCGACAAGTCTTCCTGTTTTGCTGCCATAATCCTTGATTGTTTGCTTTACAATCGGTTTCATATCAGCCGCGACGTGCGCGCTTAACACCTCAAGCTCTTTGGGCTTTGTTATTGGAGATTTCTGCTTGTACGCAGTTTCCGCGATCTTTTTACCCGCGGCAAAGTAGTCCTGCTCGAGCTGGTCAAATTGCTTTAACGTCTTCTCGAAGGCTTTCGTGTCCGCTTTAGTGAATGCCTGCACCTGTTTTCCTTCGAGCATCTTTTTGTCTGCCGACAGTGTGCCTTTTTGGAACTTTCTAGAAGATTTTGAGTACGAGACGATTGGTTTCTTTCCTATCGAGGCAGTATAACCAAGGTTTATATCCCGCACTGCAGCAGCTTCTCCTGGAGTGACCTCTTGAAGCTTCGTGGATCTAACATGAATTGGGTTGATTTTTTTAACGCCCCTGCCTAAACCTTCCATGAACGCGAGACTGGTTGCGAATCTTATGGGATCGGACGTCACGGATTTTGATATCATACCCGCGCCTATCGGCATTGACGGGAGTATAGTTTTTGGTTTCTGAGCCCATCGCTCAACCCCCTTCGATACCCCACCGACCATCGATGGCATGTCGGTAACATCATACACACCTTTCACAACCGAACCAACGACCGGGAGACTATCAGTCACACGCACCGCCGCGTCTTTTCTCGTCACCCTCCCAAGATAAGCAGACGCGGCTTTTCCGCGATCATCCAGCCACTCGGATGCCTTCGAGTACTCAAATTCGCGCTTAGGTTTGTACGAATCAACAACGTCCTGCATTGGACGGCTCAATTCCTCGCCTGTAGCCAGTCGCTTTCCCGCGTCGTATAACAGACTAGCTTTCTGGACAGCCGTGTATTTTTTCGCGTTCGTTTGTATCTGGGACGGGGCACGTCTGGCGCGTTCCGCTTCCACTGCGCGCACCTGGGTGGACAATCTCTGATCTTGCTGCCGGTATGCAGATGAGCCACCCGGTGTTTGTGACCAACTCGCGTTGCGCGCCGCCTGCGCTTTCTGCACTTCCCGCTGTCTCGCATAGTTTGACCCGGACGAACTGCCTACCACCCCACCGGACGCATTCCGGCTAGCTGTCGTTTTTGCAGCATGCCCGCCGCGTGCCTCCGATAGCGACACGTGCGTTTTTCCTGAGCTATCGACGTATGCCATATTGACGCCCCAACGTTACGCCTTTTTGATGCTCAATTTTGCGGTCGGTGCACTGGACTTCACGAGTTTATACGTTTTGTCCTTATCTGCGGCCGTGCACCCGACACGCAGGCTCGCTGTGAATTTATATCCAGCCACGAGCTTCTTTATCGGTGATGTTGTCGCACTCCCAATCTTTGATACTTTGGCTCGGTGCAGCGTAGCTTCGCGTTTGGTTTTGAACGGGCCATAATCAAACGATGCAGTTATAATGTAGTCAATCGATATATTCTGTTTATTTGCCATATGATCTCCTCTTTATTAATCCCCAAAAAAACATAACATTATAGTAATATTAGTCAGTCAATCTATAAAAACGTAACGTAATGCAGTTGCAAAACTGCAGTGGTAAAAGAGACAAGCAAAAAAAACAACTCGTTAGAATTGCCCTAACGAGTAATCGGAATCGACAACTGACTCAGGCGGAACACCACCGTCATCCACTGTGAAAAATGTGTTTTCGCGTTGTTTTATCACGGGGAAGAATATGTACAGCAGAGTCGTTAGGAATGCTGGTAGCATTAGCGTATAATACATCAGCTTGACACAGAAGTGCCGGAAACCAGAAGATTCCCACACTTCAGACACATTGACGATTGCACTTGCATCCAATGCCCCAGTAATTGCGTCGGCCGCAATACCCACGCCATACACGAGGAACGTCGATATGACAATTCCAATTACCATCATGAACAGATACTCGAAATACAGTTGGGCGGGTATCTCAGACCCCTTCGATCGCTCGAATGCATATATAATCAACCCGGCGATGACGAAAAATGGGGCGGCCTTCCACATATCAAGCATTGTTTCAAATGCATTTTTTGTATCATCGGACACGACGCCGTCGGCAATCATTGCATTAAACCCATCGATCGGGACATTGAACGAAGTTGAAAACACGATGTACATCAACCCGAAAACGAAAAACGCCGTCCCCAACACGAGGATTATCATAGACCCCGCAGTTTCGTCCGAATCAAATTTTTTCATTGCATCCACCCACTCAAACGAACATGTCAACGAGGCTCTTTCGGGCGCGAGCCGACACAGCCATCCTGACGACCTTGGTTTTCGATTTCGCCTTGTCGATGCCTGCCTTCACCGATGTTTTGAGCGGGGCGCGCGTTGTTTTCGGCTTCGGCTTAACCTCGGATAATTTTTTCGCCTTCCTGACCATCCCTGCGCGGATGTCAGCAGTCGGTATCAATTTCGATTCACAAATCGCGAAAACGTCATCGAACGACAACGATTTTGCAAGTTTGCGCACGATAGACGCTTTTTTCTTATACGCGACCATTTTTTCTGTGTCGTAATCATAATAGACGAGTTTGATTTTCCGACGCTTTGCAATTGCCCTGAGCGAATCTACACTAACCCGGTCAAGCATTTTACGCTTTGCGTCGTTCTCGTTTTTAGCAAGCTTCACGTCTCGGACAAAATTTCCCACCGTACCCATGTTATATCACCTAATACTATATTAGGCGCCCAAATTAGAAATAGTTTTCCACCGTCGACACTAAAGTCAACCACCGCACACCACATCCAAAGACTGACGTTGATATCGAAAGCAAAGTTATGTAGTTCTATGACAGTTCACGGCGTTAACTTAAAAAAATCGAAAAAAAGTTATTTTTACGATATGGCTATATACAAACCCCGACATTGACAGGGAACCGGAACTTCATGCAAACCCCGCGGACACTTTCTTAGCATACCCGTAGTTCTCTCCGTTGGCTTCACATGCCGATTTCAACGACGGATATATGCCAGCTTCGACGTCGCGCATGAGCTCCTGAATACGCGCCTTTTTGGTAACTTTTTGTGGAACCTTTGAATTCGCGCCGGAACCACCCGAAGAACTTTTATCAACCATACCATCTAGAATTGTCTCAATGTTAGCCAATTGGAGCTTGCGCAACTGGATTTGTCGAATCCGCTCATATACTTCCTCGAGTTCGTTCGGGCATTTTCCGAAACATACTTTATTGTATATCGCACGCTTTGTTTTCAGGTACGGGAAGATGTTCTTCCTCGATTGGCTGTTGTACATCTTCTGCACCTCGGTGAGCCGGCCAACGGCAACGGACTTCCCGATCCGCTCCAACTGTTTTGAGAATATCGGTTTGTCCATGACGATTTTAAAACGGAGGATGTTTCGCCCCTTCACATCGATCCAATCACTATCCGGAACTGACATGAAGATTATGTTATTGTCAGTCCGCATCGTTTGTAGGACATCGTTCATCGCTTCGTTTGGCTTGGATTGCCACTTTCGGTTGTTGTATGCAACTCCAAAGTCATCGAACACGAACACGCCATATTTGCTCGTTGGACGGCGCATGATGTTGATTGTCCGAAGCACCTGCTCAGGTCCAATGGTCGCGAGATGCCCGATGTTGAAATAGTCAGACGGCACCCCACCGTACTTGGAAGCAAGCCCAACCGCACACCAACACGCGGTATAGAGAGTCGCATTTGACTTTCCCATACCAGGCTTTCCCTCGAGCAGACAAATGACATTCTGATTTTTTGAGTGGATGATGATATCGGTAAACACTTCAGCGAGACAGATATTGTCCATCTCGCCGTCCTGTATTACATTGCCCTCGATCCCGCTCAATGACTCATTTTCGAATTTACCCATTTCCCTCAGCCTCTTTTTTAGCTTGTTTAAGCGATTCCTCTTTCTGTTTTATCCGCCCTTCGGTTGCCTTAATTTCGTCAATCGCATCTTTCATGGACGCTTCGAGTGTCCCGGTCTTGTCGATTGCAAACGCTGCGGTGCATTCGAATATACCGAAATTCATCGCCTTCTTTTTTAAGTCTTCGTTCGTGACTTCCATTACAATCTGCTTTTTCTTCAACCCAAGAAATGGGTCAAACTCCTCGAAACATTTCGCAATCATTTTAATATTTTCACGGAATATCAGTTTATTCGCGCGCTTTACGTCGCTTTTACACTCTTTATTTATCGCGTCAATCTTATCGTCACGCAGATCGAGCAGATTAACGCACTTCTTTTCTTCCAACACGAACGTCGTCAGAAGCATCGTGAGCATATCGATACGCGGATCTGAATATTTCTCATCACCAGACCCACCTGCGGTCTGCAAAACGTTGTTTATAGCATCCACAACGTTGTACATGCGCTGCAGATGCTGATCTTTGACGACGAATTGCCTGTCATCAGTCGTGTACGTTTTTGTTCCAGTTTCTTTATTGATCGAAGGCATTACAATTTCACCAATCCCATATTTTTCAGAACAACCGTGGTATCATCAAACAATTTCAACGAATCGGTATAAAACCGAGCGGGGGCATCAGAACTCGGAAACGATACAGTTTGCCAAGCCTCTATTTTTTTAGACAGGTCCTCGTCGAATCCTTCTTTTATCCGCACAAGATAGTACATTTCGTAGAAAAGTACTCGGAATTGCGTTAGTGATTCCCGCATATCGGATTTCTGCCTGAAATTCATTTGAAGCCGCATCCGAGCGGCGACTTCGCACAAATTCATATATATTTCAGTGAGCCTAAAAAGTATTGGGGAGTATACGGTGGGGGTAACGTCGCCCACATCAACCACCCTTGTTGATTATCATGTAATATATCAGGGGCACCATCAGGATTATGAGCCCGATGATAACTTTCAACCAATGTTTGTCCATCCAATCAACCTGATCCTTTTTATCACCAAGCTCCTGCAGTGTAAGCAGGTTGTTTACCATATTTCCCGTGACCCCCACCGTACACAGTTCCGCAGCCTCGGTCAAGTACAACGGCTCACATTTGATTGGCGTACACTCTACTTCTTTTCGGAAGATGATGATCTCCTCCATCAGACGCTTTGCAGCGAAATCAACCTGCGAATCGTCGACCTCATGTATCTCTGGGATTGCCTTACTCTTCGATTTCGACTTCATCATACTCACCTTCCTCAAACTCATCCACACCGTCGTACTCGTCTTCAATCACATCATCGATTGGCTCAGTCAGGAAAATATCAGGGATCTCATCACCAAACCGCATACTGTTTTCAATCACAGTCCTGCAGTCGTCGTACAGCGTCTGAGTCCCATTGAACAGCAGACACAGCACTGTCAACTCGCTTGGTATCCAACTGAGCTTTTCATTTTCTCGGATTTTTTTGGCGGTCTGCACGAGCGCAGTGGATTCGGTGAACCCAAATGGGAAGAAATGTGGCAGGGGATAATACAGCATTTCAGACCCATACAGCTTAGTCCGGGCAGACGGTTTAACCAGATCTGGGTTAACGAGCGTGTAATTGTCATGACTCAGCAGCCCCTTGTTTTTCTGATCCTGCTCACAAATGAATGGAATCTGTTTGCCCGCGCGATCGACGACCACACCAACCGGATGACTTCCAGCACTTGCGAGAATCGTTGACAGTTTCGAATATCGTTTCAGTTTTCCTAGTTCATTCCACATATACACCGCAGCGACCGACGATACGACCGCGACGACGGCGAGCACAATATCAATCCACGTAAATGACTGACTACCAGGAACGATTGCCATTTTCACATACTCTCCATACGTTCATCAATCGCTTCAACGCGGGACGACAGTACATTAATCATATCACTCTGGCGGTATAACACACCAAGTCCAAGAAACCCCACGGCAAGCATGCAACTCACCATAGGCGCAATCGCATCATCCATGGCACCATGCAACTGCGAAATGCAAACAGTGGCAATACAACAAGATAAACTTCCAACACACATTGCACTAGATAAAACCAAATTTAAACGCATACTCATCTACCTCCAAACCTTAGGAAACTCCACCTTGACCCAGGCTTCCGCGAATCACTCACAACATCAGACGAACGCATCACTTCACTCTGCGTGACACTCCGTGTTCCAATTTCATTATTTATAAGCCGTTCTCTCTTATCACCATATGTTCTCGATATGTACGCGGTGTACACACCGATGATATATTTTTCCAGTCCCGCGATATTGCAGGACAACAAGTCTTGTTTTGTCGCACTGCAGCATCTCGCAAGTTCGATGTCTCTCTGTGCGAATATCTGCCGCTTAGTTAGCGGATCGTCGTGTGTGAACTGCCCCAACCTGCGCGGGTTGTTGTTTGCAATGACCTGCTCCTCGGTGAACAGTGAATATATACACGAATACAGCTCACGTTTGTATCTCGTCGTGAGTGGCAATAACCTCACATAATTTATCACATCATCGCGATACGGGCTTCTCGACAACGATTTGGCGTACTTCAAACTTTCGTCTGAAAACGACGGACGCTCGGCATTTGACACGCCAAATCCAGCGAAATCGTTTTCATCACCATACTCGTACTGATCCCCATCATCACATTCACCAGGCACGTTACAACCTCCGTAACCCAAGACAATCGTCTTTTTCGACCCAAATAACCTCAACGTCTTGGTTAAAGCCATGCTTTATGGCGAGTGCCTTTGGGATTGTCACAACCCTCGACCCTTTGCTTGTTTCATGCACACGTGGCACTGATATCTCCTCGGATTTTATTCTTTAATATGCGGATATGTCATCGTTTATCGAATCACATATCACTTAAAACGTCGCGACACAAAAATGACACAAAAAACGACAACGTAAAAACATAATTCGGGGACATCCCCGACAATTCAAAATAGTTTATTCTTCGCCGCCTCTGCTCCTGAGCCTGTAGAGTGCACTGATAGCGACTCCGATGAAGACGATGATGATGACCACCTTCATGAGGGTTGCTCCACTGTTCCACAGATCAGCACCAGTCGGGGCACCAGCGAAATCACCGGACTCGTTTACTGGAAGAGCCTTGCTGACTTCTTCGCCCATCCCAGGAGCCAAATAGAAAATCACAACGATGATGAGCAAGCCTACTGCTAAGCCTATCACTTTCTGCATATCATCTGCCATTTAAAACCACCACTCCATTTATTATTTCGTTTGTCTACCAGCCAATCCATTTTCTTTTGTTTTGAACCATGACCGGTTTGGAAATTATTCCTAGTACTATATTAGTTTTAAAAGTATTTAATACTTTCGACGAAGTGAAGAAATTTTCTTTAAAATGTAAAATCACTACAATCATTAGTAAGTTTTATATTTGAAAAGTGCGTATATTAACATATACTAAAATGGGGGAATGTACCATAGCAGACAATGAACCAACTGAAAAAGAATGTTCCAAATGTAAAAGAATACTTAAAATCGAACAATTCGCGATGAGAAAAGACAGTTGCAAACACCGGAACGAATGCAAGGAATGTAAATGTGAACTACCACCGAGCTAAAGACTCGGCGGCTTCTTGGTTCATTCCTCCCTCTACTGAGGGCAAGTCCCCAAGCTCCTCCCCGCGTTCCGCAGGTGTTGAATAGGTTTCAAACCCCTATTAGGTTTTGATCTATGAGAGAGAATTTTTTAATATTGATAGCGGCGTTTATATCTCTGTCGTGCTTTGTTTTACAGGCTGGGCAAGTCCATTCTCTGTCTTTCAAAGTCAAATCTGACTTGTGATATCCACAATCTGAACAAAGTTTAGAGGAAGGCTCAAATCTTCCTATCCTTAAGATAGTTTTTCCTGCCCACTCAGCTTTATACTCTAATTTCGTTACAAAGCTACTCCATGCAGAATCACTTATAGCCTGAGCTAAGTGGTGGTTTTTAATCATTCCTTTAACATTCAGAGTTTCCAACGCTATAGCTTGGTTCTCGCTTATGAGTTTAGAAGAGAGTTTATGCTGGAAATCGTTTCTCTGATTGCTTATTTTCTCATGGAGTACAGCAAGTCTTTGTTTAGCTTTTTCTCTGTTCTTAGAACCTTTCTGTTTTCTTGATACTCTTTTCTGAAGGACTTTAAGCCTTTTTAGAGAGCTTTTCAAGTACCTAGGATTCTCTATCTTTTCACCTGTAGAGAGCACAGCAAAGTCTTTGATTCCTACGTCTACACCTATTGTTGTGACTTCGGTGAAAGGTTGCTTCGCTGGGAGTTCTGCACCATTTTCAACGAGGATACTAATGTAGTAATCTCCTTTACAAGTCTTTGATATCGTTGCTGTTTTCAACGCACCTTCAAAGTGTCTGTGCAGAACGGCTTTAATCTCTCCAATTTTAGGCAGCTTAACAGTGTTGTTTTCAAAGTCAACGCTATAGTGCTGCGGCACTGGAAAAGATTGTATTGGATTTTTCTTAGACTTAAACTTAGGAAATCCTGTCTTCTCTCTGAAGAACCGAGTGAAGGCAGATTCAACCTGTTTAGTCATTCCCTGAAGAGACTGAGAGTTAACTTCCCTCAACCACTTATTAGAAAGTTTTAAAACTGGAATTAACTTGTTTAAGTCAAACCTGGAGATTGATTTACCAGTTTGCTCATATGTTTTAACTTTTTGATCAAGTGCCCAGTTATAGACAAAGCGACAGCTACCTATATGCTGATTAAGTTTACCAGCTTGGGCTTCTGTCGGATATAGTCTAAACTTGAACGCTTTCATCATACATGGTATTATATGCTTTACCAACATATATAGTTTTTGGTAAATATGGAGTATGAGCACAAGAATCACAGTAAGTTTTTGCTTATGTACCATGTTATTTTTGTTTGCAAGTACAGGAAAAAGATATTAGAACCACTTAACGCAGAACTTAAACAGACTATTCACGATATTGAAAAAGAGTCTGACTTTGAAATACTGGAAATGGAAACTGACAAAGATCATATCCACATGTTAATTAAGAGTGAGCCTAAAGTTTCAGTTGTATCTATAGTTAGAAAACTGAAACAAGAGACTACAAATAGGTTATGGAAAAGTCAAGGCAACTATCTTAAAAGATATTATTGGGGAGAAAAGACTTTGTGGAGTGATGGGTATTTTGCCTCAACTATAGGAAATGTTAGTAAGGAAATAGCTGAGGCATACATCAGGAACCAAGGTTAAGTTGACGCTTACATCCACTAGGCTAAAGACCTAGTGGTTTTACGCTTCTTCCTATAAAGAAAAAATATTGACATTGTTATGCGGCATTGACCGCCCTAACATAATGAACGTTGTTTATTTTCTTGAAGAATCTGATTATTTCACGGTTCCGGCCAGCAAGAAATACCACGGCAATTACATGGGAGGACTTGCAGAGCATTCGCTTAACCTGTATGAACTCTTTCACGAAAGGAATCTGAAATTGTCACATGGCTTACCAGAAGCCTCTGTAATCGTCTGTAGCATTTTACATGACCTCTGCAAAGTCGGTCTTTATGCTGAAATAGAAAACGAAGTCTATACAATCGCTGACCAGCCGGGGAACAGAGCACACGCATTACTTTCAATAGAAAGGATCAATGCAACTGGCTTTGAGCTCACAGAAAGAGAATTCAGCATAATGAAATTCCACATGGGAGTGTTCGGAGCTTTCCAAACAAGACCAAGAGAAATTCAGGAATTCACACCCGAAGAACTAAGAAAAGCAATCGAAAAAGATTTCATGGTTCAGGTCTTTGCTTCATGTGATACCGAAGAATCACATTCCGTTTAACTTCTTTTTAAAAAAATAAATTTGAGGCGCTGTAATTTCCTCAAATACACGGAAATCAGAAAAAATAGAACATATGAATTTAATATCAGCGTCGCCCACTTCTCCGTTTTAGCGATAACATCGTGAAAATTAACGCCACAACACCAAGAATCATCGCAACGGGACCCAACAAACTGAATGTTGCAGTCTGGACACGCACGTTTGAATCGTGTGCCTGTTCATACCCAGTGCCCGATACATTCAGCTGATCATCATTTTCTGACAATACCGCGGGAACATAGCTCATGAATATCGACAGTACCGCGATCAATACCACAACCGGAATCAAGGATTTCATGCGCATAACATCACTTACCCTTTAGCTTATCTTTCAGCAGTATGCTGTATTTCGTCTCCATGTCGCCTGGGCAATCGCATCTATATTGCAAATAACTATCGTAGCAATACCAAAAAACATACGCGCAGCTTGCCGCGACACAAACCATTTCCAACGATGAATCAATTCCCGACAATTTTGCCGCGACAATCGAAATCAACGACAGCACAAATACCCAAGATTTCCAACACAATTTCAATCCAATGCCTCCACCACTCTCGTATCTTTAATGAATTGCCATACTTGCAACAGCGCGAGTCCGACAAAAACGATCCCAAGGAACTCGAAAAGCCCAGACGCTGCGCTGTTTCTAATTACTTCCGTGTGCGTTACAATTTCAGACCCAACCGGAAAATGGTCGGTTTTTGTCAAAGTGCCGTCAATGAAAATATTCGATACCTTGAACGCGATCAAACTTGCAATTGCCATCGATGCAACCGACGCTACGTTAACCGGGCCGAGGTACGTCAATAACAACGACGCGCTGAAAAACAACGCAGCGAGTGCTATCATGACATATAGCAGCCAAACTTCCGTTGTAAACATATTTTATCTCACCTAACATTATATACGCAGTTAAACTATTTAAACCGATAATATGCGAATGATATTATTTACGCAAAGCGCGATTCCAACGAATGCCGGAATTGCAGCATAAACCCTAAACCACCCAGCGGTGCTCGTTTTGTATAGCACATAAAGTACAACGAGCACACTACATTTCAATAATATGAATAAAATCGGGTGACTGACTAGATTCTGCAACATAGGATTGCTCTCATGTAGACCAGGCAATTGCAAAGCGTATAACGTTGTTGCAACATCTCCAATGATGAAAAACACAATTGTCGGAAGTACTTTCAATATAAATACCATGTAACCCCCCCTAATTCAAAGAATGTAACTCCAGATATTTAATTCTTTCGGATAACACGACATTCAAACACCATACAAAGTGTTAAGTACGTATAACGACAATATATAAGTATATGAAGGTGACACACATGAAATGGTTTAAACATATTCCGACAAACGCACGACCACACGACCACATACACACGGGAAACGCCGCACACGTTCAAGAAGTCATAAGCGGAGAACTCAGATACATTCCTGTAGTAATGTCTCTCAGCCTCATTCTCTGGGGATTCATCGAGTCCACAAGATCTGAAAATGCAAGTATCTGGAGGTAGAGGCATGAGAAAAGTTATTATCCTCTCTCTCTTCCTTTGCTTCTTATTTCTTCCTTCTGTATCTTTAGCTTATGAAGATACGGCAGAAAGATATACTTCAGATATCTCAAATTATTATTCCACCACTACTTCAAATAGTGGTGCTGGTGCTGTATCTTCCTTAGTCGATCCTTCAAATACGCAAAACACCGTAATTAAATTACGTTCTTCTCTTAATACAAATTTAGTTGGGTCATATACTCAAAAAACGTATTTGATTCCAAAGACTACAATGTCACCTTATTACTTTTCATGTATTTCTACGGGCTTTGAACATGAAGATTATTGGGATTATCCGAATCGCATAAAAATGGGTTTTATTTTTCAAGTTCGCAATCCTTCGGATAATTCTATAATTGCTCAATTTTCACCTTTGGAAACACACAACTATAATTATCCTCTAAAAATTGAAATAGTAAAATCGGGGACGTCTTACGAATTATATATAAATGGTTCTAAAATAGAAACCGTATCAAATACTCAACCTACATATTCTGGTAATGTTTATTATTGTCCAGGGACCGTTATTTATAAATTAACGTCTAGTAGTGGTGTTACAGGCAGTGGCTCGGTATATTATGACGATCTTACCGACTCTTCAATAATAGGTATAAAAAACACATATACCGAGTCATCCGCTAACGTATTTTTTACTTGGTCTTCTCAATTAATGAGAAGTTATACAGATCAGCAAAAAATAACTTTATATTCCCTTACTAATCCTTCAAACGCTGGCCTTGTCACTTCTTGGAATATTCCTCAAGACGATAATTCCACAACTTCAGAACATGGGTATTTTTCGTTTTCACGATCTCAAATAATTGGGGATAACTTCGGACTTTATCTACTCGAAATGACGAGGGGAGATGATATTCTTACAGATCAATATTTCTATTACGATCAACTTTCAAACCCGAACGGATATCCAGAACTCCTATTTTTAGGAGAGTCCAGCGTCAAAACTGAAATCCGAGACGATAACCACAACGGCGGGGAAATCCAAGGCGGAGGATCAGTATATCTATATCCGAAAATCAAAGAAGACGCTGCATACAATTTCACATACAATATACTAGAAGCCCCCTACAAAATCCAAACAGAATTGACAAACATCTACAACAATACACTGATAAACAGCACAACAATTCATTACACCGGGCTCTCCAACCAAAACTACGGAATCTCAGTGGACGGCGCAGACGCAGGCAGCACAAACGGAGCCGACACATTCAGCTACACATTCACAGACTGGGGCACAGAAAAAAATCACATCATCTCATTTGCCCCCGACTACACCATCGCGGGAGTATGGGGTGAGGTAAAAAACTCCGAAACACAGCAGGGGATCAAATCCGCCACAGTATCAATATCAGGGGCTAACTTTTCAAAGACACTCTACACCGACGACAACGGATTGTATTATCTGACAAAGGGGATGGAGCCCGGCAAAACATACACAATCACGGTTTCAAAAACAGGATACGCGACTCCACCGTCCCAGACTGCAATAACCGCAGACGGAAGCACCACGAGACAAGACTTCTACATGGACAAAATACCAGGGGTCGATGGCGAGGGACTATATTATTCACCACACAATGTTCGATTTGTAGTCACCGATCGGTACCTATTCGAACGATACGACGCGAACGTGACGATATCCGGCGAAAATGTGACAACAGAAACACAGCGCACAGGAACAGACGGGGTATGCGTTTTCAAAATGACAGAAAACACTAGATATGAAATTGTCACAGAATATAACGGGATGAAGCAAACCGACTACATATCACCCATCGAATATTCATACTACATAATACTCGATGCTACAAAAACGTCGTTATTGCCGACGTCACAATTCTATGAGATGTGCAATATAACGATTACAAAAAACGAATTAAATTCGTCGCACGCCGAAATCACGGCATCATATAGTGACACTGGGTCGGGCACACAAAGCGTATATTTCACACTTGGTAAAACGGATGGCAATAACACGATGAACGCGCTCGAAACGAGTCCAACTGGTAATGGAAACATGACATACACATTCGTAGTACAGGACTACATAGGCGAAGACTACGTTGTGAAAGTCAACGTTGACCATAACAAATTTGGAAATGTGGAAAAACAATATGGAGTGAATTTCCCAGGCAGCAAACTGCCATTCACTGGAAATGCAATAATCGCGCTATGCGTACTGATCTTCTTCGTTGTTGCAATGCAATGGGGAAAGGCAGACGCACATATGGGCGCAGTTTTGATATGTGGACTAGGATGGTGGTTCTACTACCTTGACATATTCAGAAAGCTAGGTGACGGCACAAACGCGGTGATCGGCACGGGACTTGGACTTGCGACTGTGTACGCAATATTGAGCATGATAAACAGGAAACGAGATGAAGGAGGGATATAAACGAACGCACAAAAACTTGCATTCTTCGTAATTGCATTTAGTTTAGCCGGTGTGGTGATCAACGAGGCGGGGATATTCGACCCCGTCCAAGTCTACGAGATCAGCGAAGTTGACAATTCGTTTTCGAATGGAATAACCGAAATCGACGGCACAGCATCGGAAAGCGATATGAGAAACGAATATGATGGGTGGACAATGATATTTAAGACGGTCGGGACATTCATCACGGTACTCGGGGCACTGACTGTCCCGTATCTATACCTAGTCGATATCGGGGTAAACTCAGCATTTGCACTGGCAATACAGGTAATTGTAAACCTCACGATGTTATGGGGCATCATACAATTCTTGTCAGGTCGAAGCACAAAGGGGATGGACTGATATGATGAAGAGAATAATATACGTACTCACAGCACTGATACTAACCGGGATTGCACAGGGGGCACCTACACTGGCTGCAAACCCAACACACCCAATCCAACACGCGGATTGCAATTTCTCATTCACATCGAGTGAGCCGTTCACAACAGCTCACTTTTTTTTCAATGGAAATGAGACTGAGACCACTGGAAACAACTGGCACACATTCCAAATGCCAGCAGAAGGAAAATATTATAATGTTTCGGTATACGTAGAAAGTCCAACGGGAAATTCAAAAATGCTATATATGCGGGGAAGTGTACCAAGGGCAATTGCAAATACAACAGTGGGAAAATTCAACGAAACAGAGTTCAATAAACTATCTGACAATATGGAAAATGGCGACTGGGAGGGAATGCTCGGAAACAGCATGGCTCCATTCGAGGAACTCATGGGAAAATCAGTATACGTGATACTGTTTTTGATGCCATTCGGGTTGATGTGGAAACGTCAGGAATTCATGACAATTCCAGTGGTAATCAGCATGATCATCGGATGCATCATAATCGGATATATTCCAGAGCAGTACAAAGCGTTCATCGTATTGATGATAATGTTAAGCTTTGCGGTGAATTTGTACATGTTGGGGAGAGATCGTCAGTGAACTGCCACACACCAAAGCAAGCGTGGCTTCCGTCCTTCTGACCGTGAAAATAAAACAGAATAAAATAAAAAACAAATACCGTTTTGCAGCAATCACCACGGCAACATTTCACGCGCGCCGACTACCGTAAATTTTCATTTCTACCATGATGTGAGCTACCACGATATAACCAATACTTTCCCGCACACGCTCACATCAGTTATTTTTCGATAGAACGAATCTGCTGACCCAGGTCTTATAATTTTCACTATTCTACATTCACTCACCTGCTCAAGTGTAATGTCGCCATTCACAAACGTATCCATTGGAATTGTGACATTTCTTTTTTTCGAGAGCAGTTCCCTGTCATACATACCAGGTTCACACCCGATTTCCAAAAACACCGTACTTATTATTCTCATATCACTGTCTCACTCAGTGACAATTTATCATCGCATATACATACTCAATATAGAAAAACCATGCGATTTGTCACGGAACATATGCACAGCAAAATAACCATTTTCAAAAAATCGCCCATGGATCGCGTCGGAGTCGAACCGACTGCCCACCAAACCGGACCCAAATTGTGATATGGTGCATTTTCCGTTCTGCCATCGATCCATGTTGTGTAGGGGATGTTTGTTTTGAGTCGCCTCGCCCTCACGACTGCACATCTGCATGTATATATTGGATTCCAAAGCATAAATAAGTTTCGATTGAAAAACAGCAGTATGCATGGTCATGAAAAACAACATGGAAAATGACCAATCATTCCTGCAACGCGATATCTCGGATTAGAGACGCGTTGGCGCGCTGAATCCGATCACCATACTGGCACAAATAATCTATCGACTCTCGATGTTTGTCGTGAACTACCACTGAGCTAAAGACTCAGTGGCTTCCTGTTTCATTCCCCTTTCTACTGAAAGCAAGTCAACAGGCTCTTCCCCGCGTTCCGCATTGGAATTGTAAAATCAAGTGAACCCTTCTCATTTTTAAAAACGTTTTCTTTCTGACATACTCCACACGCTGAAGCAACCGTGCTTTCTCCCTTCAACGCAGTAAGGGAATGGCTGAGGCATACATCAGGAACCAAGGTTAAGTTGACGCTTACATCCACTAGGCTAAAGACCTAGTGGTTTTACGCTTCTTCCTATAAACCTCGTCGAGTTTCATCTTCAACCCCCTATACGCATCGAACCAAACACACCGGAGACAATCACAGAGACGTTTTGAACGCATTCCGATACATTTTCACGTACTGAAATTTAAACCGCTCAAATCGCCTCAGAATCGGTCTAACGCGTTAAGCGCACATTCTGGGAATCGGATAATTTTTCCCGGGATAACTGACAACGATCAGATTTTTCATCGTCCTCGTGATTGCCACGTACCAAACATATGCCTCGTTTGCTCTCCCCTCTGGCGTTAGGGTTCCTTGTTTTACAATCGGAGGCACTGCAGCATGTAGAAACACGTGAGTTGCTTCGAGCCCCTTTGCTCCATGGATAGTGAGAATCTGAATTCTGTTTATCCGGCTCTCGTCTATTGTCACAACGCCGTTCTTTAACATTCCGTTGATTTTCAGCTTGAGCATTGAATCGGCGTTCGTTAGGCGTTCACCAGGATTTCCGGCCCGAACTGCCTGTATAAACCCAGCAGATAAATACCAGCTGTTTAGAGCGTTCACGTTCTGCATATTATTCTCGAAAAACAATTTCAGATCTTCTTTTTTTCCGACATACTGCAGATCGGTTTTTTTAACATGATCGATTAATTTTTTGTATTCTGCCACGGTTGGCGTTCTGCCGTCTTTGATCTTTGCAATTGCGTGATATAATATGATTTCATCGTGAGTCCAGCCACATATCCCACCGAACGGAATACCCATTTCTGCTAGGATCTTCGCAACCGCATGACCTTGGTAATTTGTCCTGACAAGGTGAAATGCAGTCTCGTCGTCTGCAAAATACTTTGCAAACCTCTTTGAAAGGTAAGCCGAAAGTCCTTTGTAGTCTACGACAAGCATAAGCCCATCTTCTTTCGGCGTCTCGATTTTCGGAGCTCTGTATTTGTTTCGGTCAGTCACCATCCACGCTGCTTTTTTCCACACATTGGCCGGAAGTCTGTGACTTAGCGGGAGTACAACAAGCTCACCCTCCGTATTCATCAGATGATCTGGACTTGCCCCCATAAATGAGTAAAGAGTCTGCAGTGGATCACCTGCATAGTACACGGTTTCCGCATCGTCGCTCCACATTTTTGAAAGCTCATACATAATCGGAGTCATGTCCTGCGCTTCGTCATACATCTGGACAGTACAGTCTGTCATAATCCCGTTTTCAAGTGTCAGGTTAAGCATATCAGACCAGTCTATTTTCCCTACTTCTTGTTTGTAAGCTTCGTAATTGCCATAGAACTCTTTCTTTTGACTGAAGGGTATTACTTCTTTGCTGTATACCTTCATTGCTCCTTTTGTCGGGCCTACCATATTGTTTTTACAATATGTGTAAAATGTAGTAAGCTGGTCCATTTTATCTTTTTCTACACTGTCCCTGTTATTGAATGAATACCCATATTTCATTCCAAATTCTTTTAAGTCTTTCTTTGTAATGAGGTAACCGTCTTCCTTTTTCACGTCTACGATCCCATTTCTCATTAAAAGAGACAGGCACTCTCCGTGAAATGTCCTTACGTTGTTCAGGCGTTTCTCTGGGATTGCACACACACTTGAAACGAAATTCTTCGCGTCGTGTGCGGCTTCTCTCCGGAATTGCGTGAAAAGAATGTTCTCAGGTAATACCCCGTCGTTCAACGCCGTCTTAAAGTCTTCTGTCAGTCTCCACGTTTTGCCGGTCCCAGGTGCTCCGTCGTATTTTATCACGTTTGTCATTTTGTTTCTCCCTGTCTTTTGTGTATGGCAATTACGAGGTAGATCTTTGAAATTGCCACTCTCCGTCTTTTTCCTATATCGCACGTAAGCTTTTCTTTTTTCTTTTTTCTTTCTTCGTGCGCGTATATTAAATTCTGTCCCATGTGTCCCGGTTTAAAAATTTTAAAATGGGACAACTTTTCGTTATCAGTCGGTTGTCTGTCCCGCTGTCCCGGCTGTCCCACCCATTTTGAAAAAATTTTTCCCTCCTTACGCGCGGACATATGGGACAAAGGGACAGAATTCCTGTTAATTTTCAGATCCGTCATTGTCGTCGGACGGCAAAACGTGTTCAATCGCCTCTTTTGTTATCCACCAAGCGCGTTCCCTCTTTTCTCCTATGCGTATCCGTGGGTTTCCCTTCTTCTTTATTTTTCGGGTATTGAGTATATCGCTGACTCTACCAATTTGCATTTTAACGCCAATGTCTTTCATAAGGCTTGCAATACAGTCAGCTTTTGCACAGTAGAACGTTTCTCCGTTGCTGTCTTCAATCTTTAACATGCACCTATCCGAAGTCGTGGTGTCATACCAGATTTTCTTATCTTCTGTAATGCTAAACTTGGCCATGTTCTCAATCAATCTGTCTGTCTCGATCCATTCGGTGCTTTCCTCCGGCTCAACTACCTTACAGACGTTTTCAATTGCAAGTTGGAACTTAATCCAGAGGTTCGGTTCCCCTTTCTCAGGCTTCTTTGTCAGATCGTGTGGTAGGAAAATCCCAAACCTAGACTTGAATAGATTGTTGAACATGCCTGGACCCATCATCAATTTTTCGTTGGCAATTTCAATGACACCGTGTGTTCCGCGGTAATACATTTCAAATCTCCATACGGCACCGTCCGATGGTGTGAACCCGAGCAGCTTTTCTACTTTGACAATTCCGCGGTAAAATAAAGGTAAATCGAGTTCAATTTCCTCTTCTGGTGTTGCTTTTTTTGGTGCTCCGTGCTTTTCTTCGTTAAAATCCATGTTTTATCCTCCCAATTTACTAACAGTATCCCCACTTAGACAATAAATTATTTATAGGAAGAACGACATATAATATATTATAGACGTGCTTCATTGTTTGTTTTGTCTCCATTTGGGGGTTAAAATCCCCCTTCTCTCCAAAATCTTTTTTCGGTATCTTCTATATATGTCACTGAACTTATTTAATATTTACTGTTTTCAAAAATTTTATTTGGAGTGTTTATTTTCTATCATATATATTTTATTAAGTTCGTTTGGATCAAATCTTATTAAGATTCCTTCGGGAAACCCATTTATAGGGACTGTAAACCACCCAGTTGTATATCTTCCTTCTGTAGTTGAATAACCGTGTGTTCTTTCCCAATATTCAACGATAAGGTCATTCAAACATTTTTTAAGTTTATCAACTATAATTATGTAACCGTCTATGAATTTTGTTTTTGTTTCGTCTAGCCACACGTATAAAATAACGTCGGCTGTGGTTGTATATACCCAACCAAATTTGCGCTTTTCTACCATGGAATCGGTTTCTAATAAAATATCAGAATATTTATAATACCGATAATCACGTGTTTTGACTTCGAAATTTGCAGGATTGAAATCTACACTGAAGTCAACGCCCTTCCGTTGTCGTTGTGTATGCTCTTTACATTTTCCATAAATCCATTCAGTCACAAAAGGTTTTAAAATGGTTATGAAATTGTCTATAACCATTTTCTCCCCCATTGCTCCAAATTTAAGTCTTTCGTCAAACGAATGATCGCTCACACCTGATTCCCCCACGCAGCCCAATCTTCCCTTTTCTGTCTCGCAAACATTTCTAAGTAATTGCAACATGGCATCATTTTTTCAATCATGTCATAAACACAATCTGGTTTTTTGCTGTGCCCTTCTCGCCTTGCCCTTATTACGCTTGAAAATCTGTTTTCTGGGGCAGGAACCCTTGGCGACCCTCGTGTACCGACTAATAACAATTCGTGCTGTCCTCTGAACCAGTAACCCATTCCTATTAATTCTTTATCCCACACCGCGCACGTTTTGTAAGTGAATCCCCATGCTTTTAAGACTTCAAATGCTTGTTCAAGTTTCGGAGCAGTCGCCCACATGAACATAACACAGTCATCATCAGCCGGAACATTCAAACCTTTTATTTCTTCTAAAGTCATTGTAGGATACTGGTTTTCTATCTCTCTGTTCTTTGTTTCTGCAAAGTCATATCTCCAAGGAGGATCACAAAGAATCACATTATATCGTTTGTCGTCTTCGTCTTCCAGGTCAGCAATAGAATTCAACTTCTCTGCTTCTAGCCGTTCCTGTTCTGCCCTAAACAGTTCGAGTTTTTCTTTTTCTATGCGTTCCTGTTCTCTCTGGAATTGCACGCGCCGTTCTTGTTCTATGCGTTCTTGTTCTTCTATCTCCTTTCCAATTCTTTCTTTTTCAATTCGTTCTTTCTCTTCCTGTTCCTTTCTTATTTTAGCTCGTTCTTCTTCCTCTTTTGCGAGTTCAAGCTTTCGTATCCGTTCCTGTTCTAATCGCTCTTTCATTTGCTTTTCTTTCTCTACGCGTTCCTTTTCACGTTCGATTCTTTCTTTTTCAAGACGCTCTTTTTCTTGCTGTTCTCGAATCTCCCTTTCTTTTCTAAGTCGCTCTCTTTCTTCGCGTTCTTTTTCTTCGCGTTCTTTCCTCAATTGTTCTGCAAGTTGTCTTTTCTTCTCTTCTGCTTCCTTTATTTGCCTGTCTCTCTCTTCGCGCTGAATTTCCCGTATTGTATTTTTTGCGGCATTTTCAAGTGAAGCGGCATTATCTTTTCTGTAATCGCTTAATATTCGTAAGGCGACGGCGGCTCTTGTGTATGCGTTATTGCCAACATTTAACAACTTTGTAAATTTGTATGCTTGGTTAATGCTTACATTACCTGCCTTTATTTCCTGTTCAAGTTCCCCCAGTGCTTCCTTCGGAACGTTTGATTTTATTTCTTTTACTTTGTAAATTGTATCGTGGGATACTCCGGCGATTTTGGCTAATTCTTTCTGTGTGTCTACTGAATCTAACGTTTTCACAGATATCTGTGAAAACGTTGTATTCCCAATTTTCTCATTCATAGTGTTTGCTGCAATTACTTTGTTCTCCTTCGCTTTCTCCTTAAAAAACTCCTCTAACATTAAACTCAATCCAGACCGGGTGTAATTGTCTAAATTCCTACGCCCGAGCTGGTTCTGAATCATCCAAATCCTAACGTCGTTCCTTGAAGCGAATTCCTTTTCTTCTGTCTTGAAGGCAATTCCATGTTTAGTGCATATTGCATAACGGTTATGCCCGTCTACAATAACCCCGTTCCAAAGTATAATTGCCTCTCTGCAACCTTCTGTTAAAATTGACTGTTCGAGATTAAGAACCTCTTCAACTGCCAAAGGTGGAATTAAATCTTTAAACTCTTGATCTATTTTTATTTCCATTGGTCTTCCCCCGATTACTTTTTATTTAATTTGTTATCCATTTCTTCATCACTGAGTATGTCTAATTTGAATCTTATTCCAGAGCTTGTCTTACTAAAACACATTATATGATTTACATTTGAAAATGCCTTCTGTATTTCTGTATACAACGGACCATTGGTCCACAACAATCTAAGATTATTACCTTTTTGGTGTGTAGTGTTTTCTCTCGTAATACAAGCATTGTAGCATTTGTCATTAAACTCTATAATAACATCCTTACGTTTTCCTTTCCTAAACTGTTCAGCTTTCCAAAATGATTGAACATTAAGCGATTCGTTATTATCAGACTCATACGGAGCCATCTGTATACCACACTTGTTTATACTGTCCATCTTTTTTACAGCACACTTATTAATTATTCTCATTGAATTTTCCATATATTTTCCCCCGTTACTTTGATCTATTTGCAATCTTCAGTTTCCAACTTATTAACTCCCTTAAGAAAAATAGAAGAGTGAATTAATCACCCTTCTATCATTTTCAATATTTCCTGTGCTCTTTCTCTGTTTCCAATCAAAACCGTGTTTTCAATGTAGCATTCGAGGGCGAGTGTGATTGTGGATAGAACGTCTTCTGGAACTTCGTTGACCCATTCGTTGTTTGTTTCTTCGACGTCAGATTCCCTGTATCTCCTCTCGATCTCGATGACTTCTTTCGTGGCCATTACTCCAGCGTTTATCAGCGCGGCCCGTGTGTTCTTGTAGATTGCCATAAAACGATGGTTTTTCGTTGATTCCGGGTCAGTGAATCGTTTTCTTGCAAGTTTGTCGAAAATTTCAACGGATGCCTCAGTTTTGAATTCCTCTCTTCCTTTGTTTGTCGATAATTTTTTAAGTGTCATTTTGTCGATCCCTTTCATGTTTATTATTCCCCCTTGTTTACCAGTCCTTCTTGTACTCTATAATATCGCCTGCTGCGAATCTTCTATATATTCCACAATATCGTTTGTCGTGCTCGACATTGCAAATGCGGCTACTCTCGTCCCAACATTCGCATTTTTTCATATGCTCGCATTCAATCACGTTCTCAAAGAAGAGATTTTTTACAAGTTCAAGTGGTCTGCATGGTATCGATGCCATGTTATTTTCCTCCTATCGCATTTAGGCTCATTTCAAGTAATTCTATTGCGTTCCTTATTTTCGACGCGCATGATTGTTTGTACTGTTCGTCTGTTATTGTCCCGTTTCTGGCGCGCGTCAGATCGTCGATTCCAGAGATTGTCAACGTCTTTGCAATTTCCATTTGTTTGATTCCGAATTCTACTGAATCCATGTTCGTCATATCGTCGTATTCGATCGTTTCTATGCTCTCGTCGTTGTCTTCATTTCCTCTACTGCCTCCACCATGTCTTGGGGCTGGCGCCCATGCCTTGTGGCTCGTGTTATATCCATATCCCATGCTCGCCCAGTCTTTGTTTTCGTCGTATATGTAATTTTTCTCAGTCGTGACTGTGTACGGGGCATATGTGTCTGAAAGATTGGGTACATTATACAGTATGTTATCGGACAGTTTGATGTCCCCGCCCTTGCCATATGCGATCCACATGACTGGATCGATTGATTGCATGAACACGTTGTGGTTGATCGTTGTATTATGAACCCATCCCTCTAGTTCTATATACCCTGCCCCCGTGCCGCGAGTTGTCTGCGTGAATGTGTTGTTTGTCACGCTGCAGTTTCCTGCGTTATATACCCTGATGCACGTGTTTATCATCAGATCAAACACGTTGTTGTCTATGTCTACGTCCGTTGTTTTATACAGGCTTATCGAATCGTGTCCAGCACATTGAAAAATACAATTTTCCACTGTGATGTTTGACGATTCGGTGCTTCTGATACCATCACTCAGCAGCAGTGTGAATTTGCAGTTGTATATTTCGACATCGTCTGATTTTTCAATTTTGATGCCATTCCGGGCTTCTCTGAGTCCGCCAATCTCGGATCTTCCCCCGTTCTGGTGTTGGTGCTGTGTGTTCCGGGCCGGTCCCTGGAAGACGATGTCCCTAATTGTCACTCCGTGTGCGCCATTCAGGTAAATCATCGCCGGATTCGATTCACTGTTGATGTCATCGAATGAATCTGTATATATTATCGTTCGTCCATTTACACTGCCCGCAATTTCAATGTCGTTTTTTGCGACAATTGCAGAATTGATTTGGTATGTCCCAGGATGCACCTTCACGGTGTCGCCGTGGGTTGCCGCGTCGATCCCCATCTGGATCGTCTTGTAAGTACAGTTTGCACCTACTTCGATTGTCTCCGCGGAGACGACTGATGTGAACATGAGTAATGTAATTGCGAACACTGGTAGTATGTTAGCATGTTTCCACATAATTTTATCACCGCTTACTGGTCGTGTTTGTCGTCTGTTTTTCTTGCATTTTTTGTTTTTCTTTCCTGCGTTTTGTCTTTTCTGCCTTGTCTAGTGTACGGTGGATCTGCTCGTCCGTGACAATTCCAAGATATTTCATTGCGAATCTCATTCCAAACGCCATTGTGTTCTGGCCGTCGTTGATTTTTTCCGCGTATTTTTCTAACAGTTTGTCTATTTTGATTCTGTCGATGTGTGTCGTTTCTATGTCGTTCGTGTGTATCACCAGGTCAATCCGTGTTTTTTTAGTACACAATGTTTTAAGTTTTTTGATTTGATATGCTGGTGTAATTGCAGTGTCATACGTTATGTTTTTTAATGGTTATACTGTATTTGTTTAATACAGTTGCCACATATACTCCCTCAATTATCCCCGTATATCAGATACTGTGAAATTGTGTGTATTGATATATAAGCCTTCGTGAGGTCGACTGAAATTTGGTCGAAATCGTGTCCAGTAGACAAGTGGAATAATAAAACGAATTGTATAATTTTAGGATGTGCGAAACATATTTATATGAGTGTGTGCATATACATGGTTGCTAAGTTTTGCACGTTGGGAGTGTTGAACGAAGCTAAATTTGGGGAGTTATGTATGGGACACGTTGAAGAAAATGTCGAGAATGTCCCGGTGTTTCGTATGGTTGAGCGTAAAGCATTTGAGGATGCTAGATCCGCACTAACTAAAAAACGCAGGACTTCGTTGGTGAATTTCATCAATGCGTGCTGCTGGGATCGGATATCTGATGCTAATATGTTCAAAAGAATATACGATGATTGCGAAAAACATATAGAATTCATAGATGAAATGCTGGAGACGATGAAATGAACGACGATGAAATGAACTACGAACCGATTGATGAAATGACACCCGATGAGCTTGTTGATGAAGAAATTTTTACCAATGAGCCGTCTGGGTGCGTCAGCCTTCGCGATTTATTCACCGACGGTGATTTCGACGAAAGTGACGATGAAATCCCAGTATCGAAGACAATAACTGAAATTGCACAGCCAATTAAAATCATAACTTCGGTTGGTGCCGAAGTAGATAGTAAAGGATTGATAAAACCAAATTGTAAGTTCGTGATCGAACGAAGCCTGACACCAGACGACGACGAGTTTGACTTCATGGAAACCGATTTTGAAGCACTTGTTGAAAAAGTTAAAATGACAATTGCAGAACTCAAGGGGGAAAACTGAATGGCACAGATTAGATTAGAGCCTGGCAAAAGATTCAGAAGGGACGAAAGTTTCACCGAGACCGTGGTAGACTGTTACCTCGAGGAAAATGATTTCACCGAGGATATCCACCTTGTAATCGAAACTGTGGATGAACCATATCTCAAAATCCCGTTGAAATACAAAACGTGGATTGAATACGACGGCGGAAGATCTCCAAGGTACGGTAGCAACGCGTATCGATTTTTCGAGTCTCTTGTCAATATCGGGGTCGACGTCGACATTGATGTTGATCGGATGGAAGTGCGGTTAACTCCTGCTCTGTGTGGGAAGGCAGTGTCGTTTGACGTGGAGCATAAGAGTTTCGCAAGTAAAACTGATATGGAAACTGTCACGGTTGGCGGTAGATCCGTGCAGCAACCTAAGATCATTGAGTTTGACGTGTGGACTGTCGCGAGGATCGGTGGAGATGGGCGTTCCGCAATCACCGAGTCACCGCTGAAACCTGATGTGCAGAACGAAATTCCGGTGAACGAGGATGAAATCAAAGCTGGTTATATAGACTGCCTGAAAGAATTTGGATATGAGCCGTTCACGCTCCCGAACATAATCGGGGTCACAAACAGTTTTGCAAAATCGTTTGCTGGCAGCGTTAAAGACCAATACGCTGTGATGAAAAACAAAATGAAATATCTGGACGCCCTAGTGGTAGATGGTGTACTCGAAAAGTCACCAGATGGCAAGTACAGGTTTGTCGATGGCATGATTGAGGCTGTTGGGGCTTAACCCCCTGTATAATAATTTTTGGGGATTATATGAAACTAACAAACTCGATTTCGATATCCGGGACAACCGGTACAGGAAAAACGTACGGTGCATGTAAAATTGCGAACGATCTCGGACTGAAAGCCGTGGTAATCGACTTCGAAAACAAAACCGAAAAAACGGTTAGACTTCTTTTTCCAGAGTCGGTTAATAGATTTGAAATAATTCCCGTGATGATCAGGAAGGATGAATCTAAGACAGATGTTACGAAAACTGGAAAGATTACACGGAATGATATGCGGATAGTACTAAAAAACGCACCTGACTATCTCAAGAGTTTCCTCCATCTCAAAGACGACGTGATAAACGGTGTACTTGGGAGAAACGATTTCGATGTTCTGATATATGACGGCGCGACACCGATTCTTCGCAATAATATGGGATTGGAGTACTGGAAAATGTTGCACCCGGATCGTGAAAACCCAATGCCAGAAGAGTGGGGCGCAATGAATGACATTGAAAGGGCGTTCATCGAGGGTGGTATTGGGTGGGCAGAAGAAAATGACGGTCTGTTCATCGTAACTGGTCAAATGAAGGACCTCTATCGTGGTGACAAAGTGGTCGGTGAAGTCCCCGCAATTTCGATGAAAGTGCAGCACACGATAGATGTGACCCTGCAGGTAGAAAAGAAGATCGGGCTTAAGACAGAATATGTTTGTACTTGCCTTGACAGCATAAAGGGGCAGTGGGTTGAAAATCTGACATTTGATAGGCATGTACTTGATGTGTTGATCGAGAAAGAGCTAATTGGATACGATTGATGTTGTGTACAGGGGCGTTTGAAATGGGGAGTGGATGTATAAAAATAACTGGTGTGCTTGATGATCGGTTCGTTGAACATGGACTGATTGAACTTGTTGAGTCTGATGGCGATTGTGTAAAAATGCGGCTCACTCCGCTCGGAAACGTGTATTTCACCACGTCTGTGCATGATTATGCACGCTCGATGTTGGTTTCTGATAATCGGACGGTCGATGATGACATCGCGTTCTACAGCGAACTCGGCTTGATCACCGTGGCGCGTGATCGATTTAGACCGACTCCGTTTGGTATCGATAAAGTGTTCTTCGTGCTTGGGTTCGACGATGGTCGGCTTGAATTTGCGAAGTCTGCGCTACTTCGGTACCCCTGGATTGGTGGAAAATCAGATGTCTGAGGCAATTCATGGCAGACGATGAACAGAAATTTAGTGGGTTGTTGTTGACTGCTGACACCCGGGAACAGTCTGCGATAATCCAGAACAGAAATGTTCCTAGCGCAATCATCAAAGGGAAACTGATTTCTGAATATTCGGACATCGAAATTGCAAAGCTGATGAAGCAGCGCCCTCGCATATGGTCGTTGGCGAATTATTGTATGCAGCGTGGAGCCGATGCCGTCATTGACAATCTCGACAGATGTGATTATAAAATTGAGGGCGTTTATAACGGGAAAGTTGTTAGTCTGGGAATTGAGTACAAAACGCTCGTTGATATTGCCGGATCAATTGACGATTTGGCTTGGAAATTGCCAGAAGCGTACGCGCATTTTGACGAAGTCGCACTGCTTGTCGAGGGTAGGCTCAATATCGTACAAAAACAGAATTTTTACTATGTGCGCAACTATGCAAACGATGATGCGAGTGTGCTGCGATTTGATCGGTTGACCGGACATCTCGAAACGTGGCGTCGGCTTGGTATTCATGTCAGGCAATTCGAAAACGTTGGTATGTTTCCAATCGTGGTTGGGGACATGTTGAATTACATGACAAATGATTGTCATACAACGTTTTCCACTCGGAAACCATGCAACGGGGATATTGTATTGAAAATGCTTTGCCAGGTTCCAGGAATTGGTTTAAAGACAATTTCAAAGATGTTGGTAAAAGAAAAATTCACAATGTTTGAGCTTGTAAACATGGACATTGAAAAACTCAAAAAACTAGCAGGCAACGACAAAGGAACCAGAATTTTCAATGCATTTCACAACACTGAACAAGAATAAAATTTAGTCGGTGGATAACTATATATAGAAAAAAGGCTTAGTAAGTTAGATGAATTATTGATAACGGGGGAACAACAAAAATGTATAAAGTTACCATGATGGCCGGACAGCTAAAAAGGTTTGTTAAGTTGCTTATGGAAATCGGAAACGAGGCAAAAATAGAGTTCACAAAGGAAACAATACACTCTAGGTTACTCGATGATGCAAATTGCGCTATCATTGATGTGACGCTTAACAGAAATGCATTCATTGAGTATGAGCCAAGAGAGGCAACATTTGAAAACCCTGTAATAATCGGGGTTGATCTTGTGAAACTCAGTGCGGCAATAGGGCCAGCAGGGAAATTGTCAGAGATAACGCTTGAAGAATTCAATGGCAAAACCCAGGTGGCGTTTGATGGAATGTTTTTTAAGTTGCCTATTCTTGATCCAGTTGCAATGAAAGCCACGTGTCGGATGCCAGACATTGCGTTTCCGGTGACTGTTGAAATTGACTCTGACTTTTTTAAGTCTGCGCTTGCTGGTGTTAAGACCGTAAAGGGTGACGTTGTAATTGCAACAGAAGGAAACACGCTAACCTTTAAATCCGACTCTGACGACGGCAACTCGTTTGAATTCCCGGTAACTGTGGAAGGCAATTACGAGAAAACCGAATCCATGTACGCGGATTCATACATTAAAACGGCCGGAATGTTCGAGGGAGAAATCGAGATGAGATATGGAAACGAACTTCCTATAATTTTCAGGAATTTTACTGAGGAAATGACGACTATTTACATGGTGGCACCAAGATTATTGAAATGAACGGGGGAAACGAGATGGTACAGAAACAGATTACATTTTGTGGGGAAGAGACCGAGCTTGATTGTATGAACCGAACCGGGTTATTTATGCGCCTGAATCCTAAAAGTAAACAGGAAGTTGAGGACTGTATTAATCCGTTGTATAGAAAGGCAGTCGGGGGAAACGCAAGGGAAAATGGTAAAATGCCTGAAAAACCATTAAACGAATTTGAGTGAGGCAATTACAATGGCTCATCGTGTTTTTTCATCAAGCCAAAACAGAATAATTGCGAAGGACATAACCGATGCAAGAGAAAAAATTGTAAGAGAGATCTGGAACAATGGGGAAAGGGTTGTTGACCAGAGAGGAGAGGCAACCCGGGAAATAATCGGACTTGAAGTAATTGTCATGTCCGGCAATCTCGTCGCGGGGAAGACGATATTGTTGCAGGCGGATGATTTCGCGACCGGACTGTTAAACGACCACATTGCTTTATCGAAGGGCGAAGCGTTTGATTACAGTTACGGTGAGAGACTGAGACGCGCAAATCAGCTCAATGTGGTTATTGAGTTGCTCAAGACTGATTCGAATACTAGGCGGGCATATCTCCCGATTTTTCAGCCGATCGACAATTTCAGCGACGTGGAAAAACCATGTTGGGCATCGTTGCAGTTCATAATAAGAAACGGAAGACTTGATTTAATTGATTATTTCAGGTCAAACGAGTGTTGTATTGCAATTCCGTCGGATATGTACGGGGCTTACAAACTGCTTGAATACGTCGCTGAAAAAGTCGGGGTTATGCCTGGTTGGATATATCATTACATCGCTTGCGCGCATCTGCGCGAGTCTGATTATGATACAATAAAATTGTTCATTAAATGAGGAGTTGGGGATATGGATGGGGGTATCGAGTGCCGTAATTGTGATCATTGGTATCGGATATGCGGACGTTCCGTGGAAGGGATGTGCCGGAAGACTGGAGCGAAAGATCAGAAAATTACGCTATACATTTGTTCATGTGAGCATGCCGTTGAGGCTAAATCGAGTGTAGGTGGGTTGAAAATATGATCGTTGGGAAAGGTCGATTTGGGGAGTATAGGAATTGCTCAACCTGTGCTAGGTATGATGATGCAACGTCTTCTTGCGCCGTATATGGCGCTGACACGTTGTATGATAAGGTGTATATGTCGTGTTATATGTATGGAAAGAGATGATTTGCATGGAAAGTATGGAAAATGGTCCGTCGTTTTGTGATGAGCTTTATGAGGATGAAATTGCTGGAAATTCGGAATGGATTGAGTTGATACCGAAATGCATTGTCACGGTTACTGTGATCGGTGAGGTCTGTCTGTTTATGGGCGCGTTTGAAGGGCTATCTGCTCATGTGGTCGTGCCGTTTGTGGTGTTTGTATCGGCAATCCTGCAGTATATGCTTTTCCGCAAGTATCACGAGCTTGTTTCATCTCGCTCTATGTGAACGGTTGGTGTGCTGAATGATAGAATGTTTTCCGTCGACTAATAAAATAAAAACATATCGAGAGCAGCAGCTCGAAATTGTCAACTGGATCGAAAATGGACTGAATGCAGGAAAAACGAAGTTCATTATTTGTGCACCGACTGGATCTGGAAAAAGCGCAGTGGCTAAATGCATTGGCAATTACTTCGAGAAACTGGGTAAGAAGACCTTGATCACGTCACCGCTAAATACTCTCGTGGATCAATACGAGGAGTTTGCGGATGATCAGAACGGGAGCCAGTTGGTCACATTGAAAGGAAAGTCTAATTATCCGTGTCTGGCTCGATATGAGCTCCGAGGAAACGTGCTTGATAATTGCGAGAATGGGTTCTGTGCTGGGGACATCTGCTCAATGGACTACGACGCGGGCAAGAAGATCATATATAAAAAACGTAATTGCAAAAACTGTCGGGTGGACTGCCCCTGCAACCACTGTAAATATAAGGGTGTAATGCGTGAATTCAAACAATCTATGATTGGGAATACAAATTTCACCTTGTTGCAGATGGGCATCACGAATGATCCCGATGTGCTGATTGTGGATGAATCTGATTACATCGAACCATTCATCCGAATGTTCAGATCTGTGACGATCTCGGAGTGTTGGGATTTTGATGACTGGGATGCGCATTTGGTGTGTCTTGATGAACTCTCTAAGCAGCTTGAGTATGAACTCAATCATCTGCAACCATCTGTTGATAATATTCGACGAAAAAAACGCCTGGAAATGCAGATATTCAAAATACGTGCGATGTTGAATGACTTTGTGTCGCATCAGGAAAAGTGGGTCGTAAAACACAACAACGAAAAAACGACTTCGTATGAACCAATTTCAATAGGTAGGTTCATCGACGACGCACTAAAGACCGATGAAAGAATTGTGTTCATGATATCGGCTACTCCGGAGAAAATCGACGGATGGGAATTTCTCGAAGTCGGTAGTCCATTTCCGGCGCACATCCGGCCGATAAAATATATACCAGTTGGATCACTGAGTCTGAAAAACAGGAGTTCTACAATTCCAGTGCTCGCTGATTTCCTGCGCCGGGGAAACTTGAGATGGCTCGTGCCTGGCAAAACTATTGTACATGTTCCGAGTTACGCCGTCGCGGCTGAGTTGGGACAGGAAATCGTTAAACGTAGTGGTGGGCTTGTTCGGCCAATCGTGCAGACGCGCGAATGTAGTATGTTGGGTGGCATTGAGGGGGCTGCCCTGCGAAAAGATGTGATCGAGAAGTTCAAAACATCAACTGAGCCATGGCAGATATTAATTGCTGTAAATATGGGGCGTGGAATTGACCTACCCGAGTTGGGAATAAAAAACAACATAATAACTTGTCTCAAACGACCAAACCCCACTGATCCGCTCGTGAAGGCCAAACTGCGCCACTTGGGAGGTGGGTGGGCGTTCACTGAAACTGCAAACGAGCTGATGCAGAGTTATGGCAGGATCAACCGGAACGGAGACAAAACAACGAATACAATTATAACTGAACCGGAGTTTGAAAAATTCATGAGGTTGCATGGTGATAAATTTAGAGGGTGGTTCACCGAAGCAATTGTAGTTGGGGGGAAATGGGCACATGCCGACAATTGGAAAAATTGAGTATGTCAGCCGAAACACGAACGTTGTTGTGGTAAACGTTCCCGTGTACGGGCGCGTTGAGTGCGTGGCATCGATGTCGGATGAAATATTTGACATCATCGCGGTCAGTGATAAAGTGCTCTACGGGGTTGTTGAAATTTTGCCAACCGAGGCGTATTTTCTCCGCGCGCTGAATCAGAAGGACGTGGCGAATGCGGTGAAGGCAAATCCACGCATGTGCGTGTGTGATTTTTGTAGCAGGGTATGTCAGCGCGCTGACTGTGTGGGATTTAAATGGAGTGGGATGTTTGACGTCGATGAGGGTATTCGGGGGTATTGCTGATGTTTTTCAAGGTGGCTGGTTATGCCGGTGTCATGCTTGGGTTAATCGGGTCGGCGTTCGTCGCGTTTGACCAGTGTCTGTATGCGAATTGCATTTGGTTGGTAGGCAATGTATTGCTAGCGATTGATGCATACCGGCATAAAAATTACAAGAGTATTCTGCTATTCCTTGGGTATGAAATTGTTGCTACTGTTGGGGTAGTCAGATACCTAAATTTGAATGGGGGGTTCCCACTTTAAAAACCAATAAACTTTTTATAGTTTGGCCACATACATGGTAAATAAATTAGTTGAATTGAGTGAGTTTGATTTTGGGGGGAAAATTGATGAGTTACGGCAGTGTTCGTGAGTCGAAGCGGTTTCTAGCGACGTTTCAGGTCGGCACGTCGCTTTCAAAAGCCCGGAGACATTATCACAATTACATAGATAATCGTTCGTTTGGTGATTTTCTACACTGTGGTAGCCGTGGAAAGGTCACGGTAAAGCCGTTGGATCGGATGATGCGATGGCGGGTTATATATATTTTCGGTGGGGCGTGTGCAATATGTGGGGACCCTGAGCGACTCGAGGTTCATCATATCGTGCCGCGATCGCGCTGTGGGACAAACGATATTTCAAACCTTGTCCCGCTCTGTCATGACTGTCACTGCGCCATTCACGAAATGTCTATGATGCGTGGTAGTGTGTCTGTGCGTGGAAACGTGCCATACGCAGAACGTTTCTGCGGCGTTTTGTCTCAGGACGTCGCATACTGCAATGGGTTGGTGGCGTGAATGTTGGATGCGCGAGAGATCCGTGCGCACTATAAACGCCCTGAAATTGTCGAGGCAATTACAAGAATCTCGACTTTCGGTAATTGCAGTAGATCTGGGATGAAATTCATCCCATGTGCGTACACTGACCGGGAAACTGGGGAAATCCGTGACGCGATGGATTGGTATAACCTTCGCCCTGGAAGCAGGAGAGTGAAGAAAAAAATCAATCTGTCGAGCATGAAACACTATTTCAATGCCGTGACCGAGTGCAGAACGCTGTACTGGACTCTGAATGTATTTGAAAACGAAATATTCGACGTTGATTATAGGCGGGTCGATGTGGTGGATGGCCCCATGCTGAGCAGGTCATACACAGTTGGGTATACGCTCGGAATTGACATAGACAGAGGGCGTGGATGTGACATCCATGATCCGGATGTAAAACGTGCCGTCGAGGATATGGCACAATTTTTCACGGATCAATTGCGCGTGTATCTTCCCGATTCAGTGTATGTTTTGTACTCTGGTGGGGGGATATATATAATGCTGCATCACAGAGCATTTGAAAAATATTTCGATCGGTTCAGATATTCGGACGATTGGGATATGATGTTGCTGACCTTCCTTGACGCATTCGATTGTCTGATTGGGGACATGCGAGAGGCGTTTTTCAAGGCGTTTCCTCATCACGTGGGGAAAGTCAAGCCGGATCAGTTGAATGGCTCCCAACGTGTCTTCAAGACGATCTACAGCGTACACAAAACGCTTGATTATGCGGTTGTCCCGCTGGACCCGGATGACATCAAGATCAACTTTGATGATGCGACACTTCCACTGTCCGACTCTGTGATTGCCAGTGGAAAGTCCTGGTACACCCAGTGGGTCGATGGAACGGAATTTCTGAACAATGTACTCAAACCGTATCTTGAAAATTCGTACAAAAACAGAAGATCTGTGATAAGCCGCGTGGGTGGTGGAGAAGTTGCAATTTCAGAGATGCCGATTGGATACGAAAAATGGGCACCGTGTATGAAAAATCTATTCGAGTTGGAAAGTTGTGGAGAGGGCGCGACCAGGGCGCTCGCGGTGTTCTGCAGCTATTTGGGACAGATTGGGATTCCCGAAGACGAAGCATTTGAATGGTTTAATATGCTCGCTAGCAGGTGGAATGCCAGGACAAGTAACCTGTTCGAGAGCTATTACCGGAATATGAAAGTTCCGACATGCGAACGACTCAATGCGCTTGACAACGTTGGATTTCCAAGGGGTGTTTCTCTTCGCAATCTCTGTGTTTGTGCGCCGGACGATCGTTGCAGGAAAGTCCCGTCTCCGCTATATTACTCGGATGCGGATGCTGAGAAAAAACGAATGGAAAGTAAAGCCGATCGAGTAGTCGAATATAAACCAGTTATAAATTTGAGGTAGAAAGGATTTCTGTTGAGGCAATTGTATGAAAATATCGGAACTGCAGAAGGAAATTCACAGAAACGCAATTGAGCATGGGTGGTGGGAGGATCAGCGTCCAATCCCGGAGCTGCTCTGCCTTGTCCATGCTGAGGTATCCGAAGCACTTGAAGCGTACAGAAAACGCGATGATGAGCATATGGCTGAAGAGCTCGCGGATATTGTAATAAGAGTTATGGATATGTGCGAGGCGTATGATATCGATCTTGCGCACGAAATTACAAGAAAGCACGAAATAAACAAGCTTAGACCGTATAGACATGGAAACAAGCGGTGTTGAAATATGGGTACAAAAGACGAGATCCTGCTTGATATCATAGAAAAGGAAGTGAACTAAAGCGATCTCACATTTATTAACAATAGGTGATTAATTATGGAATTAACTATCCGTGAAAACGTGAGTGAGCAGATTTACAATTGTATATGTCAAACTGCTGATGCAAAAGGGTACATGGTCATTGAAACAGATTACGAATTTGGGAGTAGCTATTGTCTGTATAAACAATGTAATTGGTTCAAGCGACTTTTCAAACGGCATGTGTTACGATTTTCGTACAGGAGTTGTAAAATGTATATACATGGTGTTAATGAAAATAATTACGATGACACGATAAATTTAATCGAACGGATGTTTAGTGGCATCGATGGGTTGGAGATTGTAATTGAGAAGAATTTCAGGACATGCAGAACTCGGAGTGATACAATATGACTACTAGACCACGAATCGATGTATACTTTCTAAACATCGCTTCTGTTGTTGCGACCCGATCTACGTGCCTACGTAATCACGTAGGCTCAGTAATTGTCAAGAATAAGAGGATTCTTTCGACTGGGTATAATGGGGCTCCGAGTGGCATGGAGCATTGCCTAGACATTGGGTGTGTGCGCGACTTGGAGAATATTCCATCGGGCACTAGGCATGAAAAGTGTAGGGCAGTGCATTCAGAACAGAATGCAATTATCCAGGCTGCGATTCATGGAGTCAGTATAGAAGGAGCAACCATTTACTGTACACACCAGCCCTGTATTCTTTGCGCCAAGATGATTATTAACGCAAACATCAAAAGGGTCGTATATCGGAATGGATATCCGGACGAAGATTCGTTAAAATTCCTACACGACGCATCGATTGAAGTTGAAAGGGTATAATGGATGTGTCTGGGGGATGAAAATGAGCACTGGCGAAATTCAAACCGATGTGAGACAATGTATATCCACCGTGTGTTGCAATATGGCACGTTTTCTCAGAGCGAAGAACGTGAAGTACGGCAATTCCGCGTTAGATCCCATGAAAATATTCTCAAAACAGGACGCTGAAAGTCAGCTATATAACCGGATTGACGATAAATTGAGTAGGATAAAAAACAGTTCGGAATTGCGAAAAAACGATGTAGTTGATTTGATAGGGTATCTCATATTACTCTGTGTGAAAAATGGATGGACGAATTTTGAAGATTTACTTGATTGAATGGGGAGAATCCATTTCTCCCACCATTCACGTTTCTCTCATCGTTTTAATTTCCAGCAATCTCATGTTTTTGATGTAATCTTGGTCGAATTCTGCTACCACTGGTGATGCGGCGCCATATGGCGCATTGACAAATTTATATACCCGTTTTCCCTTGCTTCCCTTTTCGCGGGTTATGATGCTCTCTCTGAGCATGTGTTTAATATATGCACGCGATTTGTTTGTGCATGTCCCGGTTGCCGTCGTTGGGTATAGTGCATGCATGTGATTTGTCAAATCCATTGTCTGGAACGTGTCTGGGAATTTCCTGTAGAAGCTTATGATGTCGTTTTTGAATATGGATATTCCGTTGATGTTTCCTACCCGCTCCCCACCGTCCGTTGCTGTGGTTGTGCTGCGCTCTGCGACGCTCCGCTCGGCGTGCTTTGGGCTTGCCGCCATCGCCTTCCGTTTTATTGTCGTCTGTTGCGTGTCGAATACGCGCATGAACCTACGCGCCACTTCGACTGGATTCATCTCCGGCGGTGCGTCCCTCCGAACGACGAATATTTCTCCGTCGATCTTTATTTCTGTCAATTTCCCGGCAATCATTTACCAGAATACCTGCGTTTTGGAATTATAAAACATCGCTTCAAAGTTTTAAATAGTTTATTTTTGGATATCATTAAATCTCCCCGTCTTTACCAAAATTTCACGTTTAAACTGTCTAATATCGATCGTTCCTGCCGCTCGTCCATTCTCGCATATGTTTTTAGCGTAATTGCAGTTGAGCTGTGTGCAAGCCGATATGCGATTGTTTCGGCTGGTACACCTTGTGACTGCAGGTGCATGGCAATTCCATGGCGAAACATGTGTGGATGTATGTGCCGCATTCCAACGATGTGCGCGAGCTCCACGAGAAGTTTATTTATTGCTTGTCTGGTGATTGCCTTACTCGACCCGCGTCGCGCAGGAAAGATATGCCCCCTCATTTCCCACGTTTGGATGTAGTCCATCAGTGCGGCGAGCGTTTCCATGTCAAGTCCGATCGTGTGCCAGAATTCTCCCCCGTTCTTTGCTTTTCTGCTCTTCCGTTTGTGTACTAGAAATGTTATCGTTTTGTCCTTGTAGCTTATTCTGGCCGTGTTCATCTCCGTGACATCTGATACTCTCGCGCCAGTTGCCCACATGAGCTGCAGGAACAGTTTGTTTCTGTCCCTGATCCATCTATAGTTCTCGGTCTGTTTAGAGCGTTCGTATGTGACGTCGCACGCTCTTTTCAGCGTTTCCACTTCGTATAGTTCAATGTGGTCAACCTGCTCCTTTAAAAGTAAGTCTCCACCACCAAAGGGTACTAGTGAATTCATTAGTTACCACCATATTTATAATTTTCAGCAACTCTATCATAATTAAGTTCTGATGCACTTTTATATGCATATACAACACATGCAGTTTCTTTATTTTGCCTAGATATTCTACGAGCAAAGCTATAAGCTCTCCACCTACACGTAAATGTACAAACTGGATCATTTTCATATGTATTACTATTTCTATAAACGTGATAGAACATTGTACGTTTACGCTTCTTAGGCACTTTGCATGTATTACTACTATTCTTAAACAACCAATTTAATAAGCCCATATTTTACACCTATATTCATAGTTTACTCTATATATGATCGGTAAACTATTTAAGCTTTTCGCCAGATTTTCAACCGTAAAAACCCATGATTTTAGTCAGTTTAAAATAAAAACAAATTATTCAGTTTACAAAATTACAACTTTTGTCAACTTACCTGTTATGCAAAAAAGTCGGATATTTCCAGTAAATTTTCTGGAATGTGTTAAAAAAGAAAATGTTGAAATTGCCCATTATATGGGATCTAGGTCAAAATGAAAAAGAAAAAAGAAAAGATGGTATTTAAAACTTTACTGAGTTGCAATTGCATAATACAAATTAAAAGAAAAATTAATTATTGATTTCATCATATGCAAATGTGATTCGTTTCTCGCATAGATCCGTGTTTACTCCGATATCATATGAACAGCATTTACATCTTAATTTTTTACATTCGTTTAAGTTGGTGGGTGTCGTCATTTCTTTAGTACCACCCGCGTTGATCTCCGCCATATTTTTTAATTAGCTGTGGAAATTTCTTTTGTGTTGCGTATACGATTATTGTTTTTTTATCTGATTTGTCTACTCTGAAAGTGACTTTCTGTCCCCTCGCGCCAAAAAATTCTTTTTGTTCTTTCTTTTGCCGTTCGGAGTTCGGTACATCACCTGCATAAACATAACGCTCGTTGCGCACTGTAATTGTTCTTTGTATATCCATTGTTACGATTCCTCCTATATAGTAATTAGTTCTCAATGTATAAAAAACATTGCTTTCAATTCTTTGGATTATACAGCCCGCAACTTTTCAACCCCTTTGTATAATGCGGTCTGGTCTGACTCGGATAAATCTCATGTGTGCAAATGTACTTTCCATGAATTTCTTTTCCTGCATGTGTGTGGACACTGTACCGGCAAGTCGCGCATAGTTCATCATTTGCGTGTAACAGAACCGTCATGAAGGTTTTACAATGGCTACATGATTTAATTTTCTTTCCTTTTCTGTTGCACCTGCACACGTTAGGTTCATTCGTGCGGCTTAAGTGCTTACAGTCTCCGTAGAAGGTTGTCATTAAAAAGAGAAGGAGTTAATTATATTTAAGGTTTATTTAAAAAAGAAATGAATGGAGTGGCAATTACTTAGCTTCCCGTTGTGGAGAAGCTGTAAAAAAGAAAAAGAGAAAGGACGATTAACGCGCGTCAAACTTATAGACGGCGAACTTGCCTTTTTTCACCTCAACGACGCGGAAATAAACATCGTATCCTTTATAGCGTTCGCGGTGTATACCGGCCTCTATATTTGCGTCTGTCTTTGATTGCAGAAAACTCGACACTGCCCGAAATTTTTTCCCTGATATCTTCCTGAAATCAGGTACGTCTGAAACCCGTGCTTTACTAGAACATTGTTTTACCACGCTATTAACCTCCTATATTAGTATTGTACCTTAAACTATTTAAGTATGTGTTCTTGTGTGCGTGCAATTACTTAGCTTCAATCGGAGGTTTAAGCTCTCTTATCCTTGCGTTAATCTCCTTAACCCGGTCACCGACTGCGACCATTTTGCTGAAATAATCATCCACTGTTCACTATATAATAATTAGCTGTCAATATATTTAAATCGTTGCATTTACGATATATATTTAACACTGTTGGTTGTTCAGTCGTTTGTTGCCTATGTAGTGCGAATGTTTAAATATGTTGCAGACCATATTAAAAATACTACATTGAGAAATTGGGGATGAACGAATGATGACAAATGCAATGAAACTTACACTTTTTAAGAATGCACTTGAGCAGTTTTCTTGGGGGGTGCAATAAAACAATGATCGACTTAACGAATGCTGACAGCGTATCATCTACGGCAATTGCCGAGTCTTTACCTATGGTCCGGAACACGGACGGGTTTAAGGCTGAATGGAACAGGAACAAAATAATTGACATGATCCTGAAAGAAACAAAACTGAGTGAGATTTTCTATAGCAAACCCGCAGCGACATACGAAGAAGCTGAGGCAATTGCAACGGAAACCGAATCGATTGTCATGAAAACGCGACTTGATTTTTTGTCCGGCCCGTTGATCCGAGAAATTGTAAATAATGTACTGATTGCGCGCGGGCACTCTGAGTGGCGCGATGTGATGACCAGGGTTGGTGTGTCGGTTTATGATGCTCATGAAATTGATACTGGATATGGCTTTGAGGCAAACGACAACGCAAATCAGCTCAACAACGCTGAAACTTCACATAAAAGAAAAGCCGACAAAATGTCCAAGGAGCAAAATCTCCTTCTGATGCCAAAAGAGCTTGCAGATTTACATTTGAATGGGGATTTCCATATCCATGACCTCGAATATATGGGCACCAGGCCATTTTGCCAGGATTGGGATCTTCGCTACTTTTTTTACTATGGTCTCATGCCTGATGGGGTGGGAACTCAATCCAGCGTGGCAAAGCCAGCAAAGAATGCTGAGGTGGCCTTTCTTCATGCGGTAAAAGCTATGGGTTCGGCCCAAACCAATTTTGCAGGTGGGCAGGGCTTTTACAATTTTTTGACTTTTATGGCTCCCTATTTGGAAGGCAAATCCGAAACCGAAATCAAGCAGCTTATG